AGGCGCAGCCGCGCTCAAGCCTGCATAGCATATCGATTTGTTCTTTTGTAAACATTTTTTCACCCCCGCTGAATGTATCACAGATTTCATCAAAATACAAGAAAGGAGCACCCATGAACACATTACAGCAATTCACCAATCCCGCCTTTGGCACGATCCGCACCACCGTGGTCAACGGTGAACCGCGTTTCGTACTCAAGGATGTGTGCGAAGCATTCGGCGAAACGAACTATCGCCGCGTTGCAAGCCGATTAGAAGCAGATGAAAAGGGTGTGTCGCAAATTGACACCCCCGGCGGAAAGCAGAGCATGACCACCGTAAGCGAACCCGGTTTGTACTCGACGCTGTTTGCCATGCAGCCCGAAAAAGCGCGTGGCGTGAGCGATGAGTATATCGCAAAGCGGCAAACGCAGCTCCGCCAGTTCAAACGCTGGGTCACGTCCGAAGTCCTGCCCGCCATCCGCCGCCACGGAATGTACGCCGACGCGCCCACCGTGGAAAAGATGCTGGACGACCCGGACACCATGATCCGCACCCTGCAAGCGCTGAAAGAGGAGCGCGAAAAGCGCCGGGCCCTGGAGCAGCAGGCCGAGGCGGACAAGCCCAAAGTCTTGTTCGCCGATGCCGTCAGCGCGTCCCATTCCTCCATCCTTGTGGGGGAGCTGGCAAAGCTGCTCCGTCAGAACGGTGTGGACATCGGGCAGAACCGCCTGTTCGCCTGGCTGCGGGATAACGGCTATCTCATCCGGCGCAGCGGCAGCGACTACAATATGCCCACCCAGCGCGCCATGGACATGGGACTGTTCTCCATCAAGGAGACGGCCATCACCCGCGCCGACGGGTCTATCACCATCAGCAAAACATGTAAGATTACAGGCAAAGGCCAGCAGTACTTTGTCGAAAAATTCCTGAGTAAGTGAGGACAACCACCATGACTTTATACTACATCGTGATTATCGCCGGTGCTGCAACGCTGGCAAAGTCCATTCTGCGTCTGCTGGACGCTATCGAAGGGAGGGAGCGCCGTGGGTAGAGAGCTGCCCGGCTACCGGGAGAACCTGGAGGACATCCTAAGATTTACCGGCGGCAAGCGTATGCTGACCACCGGCGACCTGTGCCGCTACACCGGCATGACCGACCACCGCACCGTCAAGCGGCATTTCCCCGTGGAGCACGGTTACATATCTGCCGCCACCCTGGCCCGCTGCATGGCGGAGGGAGGGCGGAAATGACAGAAACGAGATACGAGCGCAACAGACGGGCGCGGGAATACTCCCGCCGCTGCCGGCTTCTCCGCTGGCGCAGGCGGCTGTGGGTGGTGGCGATCATCCTATGGGTTGCGCTGGCGGCGTCGATCATCTGGACGATGACCCGCCCCGCGCCGGAGGCAGCGCCGCCGGTGTTGTCCCCGGTCACGGAGGAGGTTTTGGACGTGGCGGACAAGCCCGCTGGAACGCTGCTGATCTGCGACGTTACCGGCTACTGTGCCTGCTGCACGCCCTACGCCCACATGAACCAGCGGGACGGCAAGGTGCTGACGGCCTCCGGCCTGTGGGTGAACATCGGCGAGGCCGTGGCGGTTGACCCGGACATTATCCCTCTGGGCAGCACCGTGACGCTGGGAGGCAAGACTTACATAGCGGCAGACACCGGGGTGTACGGCTACACGGTGGACGTGCTGATGAGCCACGAGGATGCGGCGCAGGCCGGTGTTGTGAAAGCGCTGGTGAAGTGGGAATGATTGGGCTTGTGAACCGTACGGCTCCGCCCTGCAAGGGCTGCCAGCATAGACACGCGAAGTGTCACGGCCAGTGCGAGGACTATGCTGTGTATTTACAGGAGGTTCAGATCGACAAGGCGAAACGCTACGCATCGTACAGCGAGGCTGATTTTTACAGCATGAACAGCGCAAGGCGAGAGAACGCCAAAAAGGCGATAAGAAAGAGGGATGGGAAATGAAGGTTTACAAGGCAACAGATAAGGATATGAAGTGCCGCGGCTTTCAGTATGAGCTGGGGAAAACGGCGGAGGTCGAGGGTGGCATTGTGGATGGTGAAACGCTGAAACCAGGCGTTTGGTACACCGTTAAGCACGGGGAATGGGTGGAGGTGCAGTGATGACCACCTATGTCTGCGATGCGTGCGGCGCGGACTTTGAGGAGCCCTACCGCTACACCTACAAGCAAAATCTGGACGGCGAACACGGCATAGAGACCGTCCTGGAATACCTCTGCCCCTACTGCGGCAGTGATGAGATCGGAGAGGAGGAAACATGATCGAGAAAATACCGACCGCCAACATGAGCCGCGAAGCGTGGCTTGCGGAGCGACGGAAAAGCATCGGCGGCAGCGATGCAGCCGCCATCCTGGGCCTGAACGACTACGTCAGCCCGTTCAGCCTGTGGTGTGAAAAAACCGGCAAGTCCATCCCCCCGGACGTGTCCGACAAGGAGGCTGTGCGCCTTGGGAACGACCTGGAGCAGTACGTTGCCGACCGCTGGTGCGAGGCCACCGGCAAAAAAGTGCGCCGCTGCAACTACCTTATGCGCGACAGCGCTTTCCCCTTCGCCCACGCGGACGTGGACAGGCTTGTCATCGGCGAAAACGCCGGGCTGGAATGCAAGACCACCACGTCCTGGGACATCGCCGCCCAGCTTCGTGCCGGCGAAATTCCCGACCGCTGGTATTGCCAGATGGTTCATTACATGATGGTTACCGGCGCGGAACGCTGGTACCTGGGTGCATTGGTGTTTGGCGTCGGCTTCTTCCGTTTGGAGCTTAACCGGAACGAGGACGAGATCGGGGCTCTGCGCGCCGCAGAAAGCAAGTTCTGGGACAAGGTGTGCGCCGGTTCTCCCCCGGAGACAGACGGCGCACAGGCCACCACAGAGGCCATCAGGACCATCTATGCCGACAGCGTCCCCGGCAAGAGTGTGGAGCTGGACGCCGTCGGGCAACACGTCGAGCTGTACAACGCGCTGACAGAGCGCATCGCCGAGCTGGAACGTGACCGGGACGCCCACGCCAACGCCATCCGTGAGTTTATGGGCGACGCGGAAAAGGGTACATACCGCAGCACGTCGGTGTCCTGGAAATCTGCCGAGCGCCGCATTTTTGACAAAGCGAAATTCGAGGCCGAGAACGGCCCCATCCCGGACAGCTACTACAAAACCACCGCCTCGCGGTCCTTCCGCGTCGCTGTAAAGAAAGGAATTTGACCATGGAAAACAAGTCTATCATCCAGTCTGCGCAGACAAAAACCGTCGCCAAAAAGTCCGGCAAGACTATGCAGGACTACGTCAAGGCCATGGAGGGCGAGATCAAGAAGGCGCTGCCCTCCGTCATCACCCCGGAGCGCTTCACCCGCATGGTGCTCTCTGCTATCTCCACCACACCGAAGCTGGCGGAGTGCACGCCACAGAGCTTTCTCGGCGCCATGATGACCGCCGCGCAGCTGGGCGTTGAGCCTAACACGGCGCTTGGCCAGGCGTACATCATCCCCTTCAAGAACCACGGCATTATGGAGGCCAGCTTCCAGCTGGGCTATAAGGGACTTATCGACCTGGCGTACCGCAGCGGCGAGGTCAGCATCATCCAGGCGCAGACCGTGTTTGAGAACGACGAGTTCACCTATGAGCTGGGCCTTGATCCGCAGCTCAAGCACGTTCCCGCGTCCAAGGACCGCGGCGCCGCCGTCGCCTATTACGCCATTTTCAAGACGAAGGACGGCGGCTACGGCTTCGAGGTCATGAGCATGGACGATGTGCGCGACCACGCCAGGAAGTACTCCAAGACCTTCGGAAATGGCCCATGGCAGACTAACTTTGACGAGATGGCCAAGAAGACCGTCCTCAAGCGCGTCCTGAAGTACGCCCCCTTAAAGTCCGATTTCGTGCGCGGTGTCACCGCCGACGAGACCACCAAGACCACCATCGACAGCGATATGTACGCCGTACCCGACGAGACGATCTACGCCGATTACGAGGTGGACGCCGAGACCGGCGAGGTGAAGGAGGCAGCCAATGCTTAACGTGATCGTCGTCATGGGCCGCCTGACCCGCGACCCGGAGCTGCGCCGCACCCAGTCCGGCACAGCCGTCACCAGCTTCACCCTGGCGGTAGACCGGGATTTCAAGTCCGCCGATGGCACGAAGGATACGGATTTCATCGATGTGGTGGCCTGGAAGGGCACGGCGGAAATGGCAGCCAAATACCTGTCAAAAGGCCGCATGGCGGTCGTCAAGGGCCGTTTGCAGCTCCGAGACTGGACAGACAAGGAGGGCAACAAGCGCCGCAGCGCCGAGGTGATGGCGGAAAGCGTGTTCTTTGCCGACAGCCGGAAGGACACGGATGCTCAGGGCACGTTTCCTCGGACGGACGGACAGAGCCAGTTCGTGGAGATGGACGAGGATGACAGCGATCTGCCTTTCTA